AAAGCCGACGATGATGGCGGCGGCAAAGAAACTGGCGCAATGGTATCTGGAGCAGGGAAAAATCGAGCAGATGCCGAGCTATGACCAGATTCAAACGGTGATGAAGCGGCTGCCGGAACATATGAAGGAGCGCGGCAGGCGCACTGGGTCGGCTTATAAGGCTTTGCTGCCTTACATTGACAGAGATTGGACGGCGTTGAAACCGAACGATGTCTGGGTGGGCGACGGCCACAGCTTTAAAGCAAAAATCCGGCATCCGATGGGGTATCTGTTTACGCCGGAAGTAACGATGATTGTGGACGGTTGCAGCGGTGCGGTCGTGGGTTGGAGTGTGGCGTTGTCGGAAACGGCGGTAGCGGTGGCGGATGCTTTGCGCCACGGGATGACGCATTTCCCGCCGCCTTTGGGTTATTACTCGGATAACGGCTCGGGCGAAACGGGCAATATGCTGGATAAGGAAACGACGGGTATTTTGCCGCGTATCGGTATCGAGCACTTTACAGGCATCCCGGGCAATCCGCAGGGGCGCGGCAAGATTGAACGATTATGGCAGACCATCACGATTCCTTTGGCCAAGCAGTATGCGACTTATCAGGGCAAGGATGCGGATGCCGAAACATTGAGAAAAGTATCGAATGCGCTGGCGAGTGCGCAGAAAGTGCAGAAAAAGGGTAAGGAACTGAGTAAGGCGCAGGAAACGGCGCTGGCGGCGGCACCGACTTGGGCGCAGTTTATCGCGGATTTGGAAGAAGCGGTACGCCGATACAACTTTGAACACGAGCACCGCAGCCTGCCGAAAAATCCGGAAACGGGACGGCATTTTACGCCGATGAAATATTACGAATACCGGATGAAGACCGACGGCATGAGGGTGAAAACGGATGTATTAAGCCCGCTGGAGTTGGATTTTATGTACCGTCCGGAGGAAGAACGCATCCCTGACCGCGGAGTGGTGTCTCTGCACAACAATACTTACTTCCATCAAGGATTGCTGGATTACAGCGGTCAGAAGGTGCGGGTGGCTTACGACATCCATGATGCCGACCATGTGATTGTGAAGGATATGCAGGGCAAGGTGATTTGCAAAGCGGTATTCAACGGCAACAAACGGGCGGCATTTGCGGAAACGCGGATGGAACAACTGGCCGAACGCCGCTGCAAAGGCCAGGCCAAACGTCTGCAAGACAAGATGGATTTAATCGAGGCGCAACGCCAATCGGCCACGCCGATTATCGAGCAGCAGCCTGATTTCGGCAAATTTTTGAAGCTGGAAACGGAAAGCGGCGGGTTGGTAGAGGTGGAAAACAGGCCGTCTGAAAGCGGCAGGGGCAAGAAGAAGTTACGCGATTTTTTATGGGAAGACGCCGGCTAGTATGACGGCACATCTTTGACACTTTTTAAGGAAAACGAAAAATGATTGAGCAATTAAGACAATTTCTGGAAACCAGCGGCATGAGCCAAAACAAGGCGGCCGACCGCATGGGCGTATCGAGAAGTGCATTGTCGGGCTATTTGAACGGCAAATACGACGGCGATATTGCGGGGATGGATAAGAAAGCCGCGCTGTTCCTTGAGCAGGAAGGCGACCGGGCGGAATTGAAAAAGCTGGATATTCCCTATGTTGAAACGGGCACGGCCAAGAAAATGAAAGGTTGGCTGGGTTTGGCGGCATGGCTGGGTCAGCTCGGTATTGTGTATGGCGGTGCGGGCTTGGGTAAAACCACGGTATTGAAACAATATGCGGCCGCCAATCCGCTGGCTTTGTTGATTGAGCCGGATACGGGCTATACGGCAAAGGTGTTGTTGCAGGAAATCTGCCATGCGCTGGATTTAAGCGGCAGAGGCAATATTCATGAGCTGACGGAGCGGGTTATCAACTGTCTGAAGGGCGATAAGAAGAGCCGCAGTCCGCGTGATGCACACCGTATTCTGCTGATTGACGAGGCGGAACAGCTGCCGACCCGCGCACTGGAGAGCCTGCGGCGGATACATGATAAATCGGGCGTGGCGGTGGCGCTGGTGGGGATGCCCAAGCTGCTGCTGAATCTGAAGGGGCCGAACAGTGAATTTAAGCAGTTGTTTTCGCGGGTATCGGTGAAGATGGAATTGGGCGAGATGCTGCCGGAAGCGGATTTAAAACAGATTGCGGCGGTAGTATTGAAGACGAACGATGAGGCGTTATTGCAGAAGGTGGTGAAAACGGCCAAAGGCAATGCGCGGAAACTGTCGAAGCTGTTGCTGATTATGGATTACCTGCTGCAGGTGAATCCGGGTGTGGATTTAAATGATGATGTGATTGAGCATGCGGAAACTTATCTGATTCATTAAGTATTTGAGCAGATGATATATTTTTTTGCCTGCCGTTTTTAATAAATAATTGTTTTGTAGAGGTTTTATAAAAATGGAAGAGTTGAAAATCAAACTGGTGCATTGGGCGGTGGCGGTGCCTGCGGCCTGGATGATGGCCGCGTTGCCCTCGTGCGAAGCCGTACCCGCAGTGCGGCAGGAAGCCGTGCAGGTGCATATTGCCGATTGGGAAGAGAAGCCGGTGTCGGCCGAATCCCCGCCGCAGGGACGCATGGCGGAATGGCCGATGCCGGGCGAAGTGCCGCCGATGCCGTTTGAACCGACGGAGGAAGATTTTGAATCGGGGTTGGCGCAATGAGTTGGGGCAGGCGTTACAGCGACCCCTTCGCGTTCGGCCGCTATGTCGGCAGCCTGAGAAGCAGGCGGTGGGGGCGGTATCCGGAAAAGACTTATGAGGATTACAGGCGCGAAGAAGCGGAAGAGAGGCAGCGCAAAATCAATGCCGTGCTCTCGGAAATCCGGGAGAAGTTCGGAGAGGGCGCGATGCGGCGCGGAAGCGATTTTTTGAAGGATGAGGAGCTTAGAAATGACACAGCAATTTAACGTAGGCGACATCGTGCGCTTTAAACCGACAAGACAAATCGGTGTAGTAACTGAATTTACAGACGAAAGAATGGTAGTTGATTTTTTCTTAGATGATGAGGAAGGGTACGTGCCTAGATCTTTTTTGGATTGTTACGAGTTGATCCTCGCGGCCGCTCCCCACCCCGACACTGCCCGGCTGGATTGGATGATTCTGCGCGATTACCCGGGCGACATGAACGACGAAGACAGGGCATTTACCCTGCAAACCGAGCGCGAAAACATCGATACCTTTATCCGGCTGGATGCCGAACAGGGAGCGGAAGCATGAAAACCCGTTGCCCGTGCTGCGGTGCGGAAAACTCCCTCGATGCGCTGATTGCCCATGAGCAGGCGCGGCAGAGCTTGTGGACGCTGGCCAATATCGGCGGGGCAATGACCCAAGGGCTGGTACGTTATTTGGGGTTGTTCCGCCCGGCCAAATCCGTCCTCTCTGCCTCACGCATGGCCACGTTGATGGCCGAACTGCTGCCGGACATCCAAGCCGGGCAGATTTGCCGCAACGGCCAATCCTACCTCGCCCCAGTGGACGCCTGGGCTTATGCGTTTAACGAAATAGTGGCCGCCCGTGACAGCGGCCGTCTGAAGACGCCGCTCAAATCCCACGGCTACCTGTACGAGATTATCTCCGGTTGGGCGGGCAATGTGGCATCGGTTCCGGTATCCATCAACAACGGCACAGCCGCTCCGGCAATTATCGGCGGCAGCCGGCCGCGGGGAAGCAAAGTAGTGGATGCCGTACAACAACTGGAGGAAATGAAAAATGAGTAAGCCATTGCCCAAGTTTGTCAGCGATGAGCTGCTGACCGGGCTGCAAAAACTGATGATGCTGCGGCTGGAAGGTGCGCCGCCCGCCGACGGTATCAAGCTGACGGCCAGTGTATGGATGGAGGCGATTGCCTCACTGCCTATCCAATGGGATGAGCAACAAGATGCTGGGCGCGTTACTCGGGCATTTGCCTGCTTGCTGGCGGAAATCGAACGCTGGCCGGCTCCCAAAATGTTGATTAAACACCTGCCGCCAAGGGAAGAGTTGCCGCAGTTGGAACACAAACGTCAGCTCACGCCGGAAGAAAAAGCCCGGGGACGGGAAAATCTGAAAAAACTGTATCAAAAAATCGCTGAAATCTTTGAAAGGAAAAAGCAATGGTAGCAAAAAAGAAAACCCGCATTAAACAGGCCGCGCTGACGGCCGCCGTACAGAGCCGCGTGGAAGCCTCGGCGCAAATCCGCCGCATCGGCGACTTGGCACGCGAAGTAAAACGATTGGAAGCCGAGATGGGAGACAAACAGGCGGCCATTGAGCAGGAGTACAACGAGTTGGCCGACCCGCTGCGCGCCGAACTGGCCGAGCTTACCGGCGGCGTGCAGGCCTACTGCGAAGCCAACCGCGAAGAGTTGACCGAAGGCTACAAAACCAAGACCGTGGATTTTGTGACCGGCGTTGTGAAATGGCGTGCCGACCCGCCCAGTGTGCGCGTAACTGGTGTGGCGGCGGTGTTGGCCTACCTGAAGGAAAAAACCGCGCTGGCTCGCTTTGTGCGGCTGAAAGAAGAAATCAACAAGGAGGCCATTCTCAACGAGGCCGAACTGTTTGCCGACGAGCAGGTACCGGGTATCAAAATCATGAGCGGCGTGGAAAAAATCGTGATCGAACCCAGCGACCCGGAATTAGCGGGGGTGTGAGATGGCTGTAATGCTGAATGAAGGCAAGTCCTGCGCCGATAAAGCAGGCAGAGAAATCAACTGCACCCTGAAAATTGATGTGTCCGACACCATCAATACTTGCGGCTACCGCGCTCTGGAGTTGGCACGGCACTACTGTGCCACGGCTGAAGCCTACCGCCGAGAAGGCCGCTGGTAGTTTGCCTGGGCGGCTATATGGTTTGCCATCAGTGCCGCAATTTGGTTTGCTATGTAGGAGCTTGAAAAAATGAAGAAATATCTATTGGTAGAAATGCCAGATTTGTCGGTGTGGCGCGTACCCACCCAAATTATCGCCGATGCCCGAACCGATTATTACGCCGAGCGCTGCGGCGAAGACCGCGAGAAGGTTAAAGCCGAAACCGAGCAGCTGGTTGCCGTGCACGAATACGAAATCGAAGACTGGGCAGCCAACAACATGGATTGGGACGAAGTGAAAGCCCATGCCGTACAGGTCAAAGCCGGAGAGGTGGATTACCAAGAAGGCTGGATAAACGGCAACAAATGTGTAACCGACGACGAGGAGCAAAAAGATGTGGTTTAAACAATGCAAAGCCTACCGGCTGCCTGCAACCCCGGATGCGGCCGTTTTAGCCGAGGCGCTGGACGAACACCGTTTTGTGCAGCCCGGCGGGATGGATTGGTTTACCGACGGTTTTACCGTACCGCAGCCGTTTGGCGACGAGCTGGTATTTGCTGCCAACAAGACCTTGGGTATCTCCCTGAAGCGTGAAGAGCGTGTGCTGCCGGGTGCGGTCATCAAAACCGCCTTGGACGAAAAAATGGCCAAAATCGAAGCGGAAGAAGCCCGTAAAGTCGGCCGCAGGGAAAGGCAGGAGCTGAAAGAGCAGATTACCGACGAGCTGCTGCCGCGCTCCTTTACCCGAGTCAGCCGTACCGATGCAGTCTTGGCCGACGGCTACCTGCTCATCAACCAAACCGGCAACAAAGCCGAAACCCTGTTGAGCCACCTGCGCGAAGCACTGGGCGGACTGCCGGCACATCCCACCTTTACCCGCCACTCCGTATCTGAGTTGATGAACCAATGGCTGCTGCGCGGCGAGGCCGACGGGCAGTTTGAATTGGGCGACTACGTGGCTTTGGTCGGTGCGGGCGATATGGCACCGGAAGTACGTATTAAGCGCCAAGACGTAACCGCCGAAGAGGTGGTGCAGCATGTGAAAAACGGTAAGCGCGTGGTCGAACTGGGCTTAGTATGGCGTGAGAGCGTAGTGTTGGTGCTGACGCAGGATTTGACCTTGAAGCGCATCAGCTACCTAGACCACCTGCAGGAGGATGCCGAGAGCCACGGCGACGATGCCGCCGGCAATGCCTTTGCGTCGCAAATCATCATGGCTCATGCACTGACCGGCATACTGGATGAGCTGGCCGAATTATTGGGCGGCTGGCAGGAGTAAAGACATGGCAACAGTGAACATCCTCATCAGCGACCAACCGGGCGGCCTGTTTATTAAGCTGACCTCCGACGAACCGATGCCGAAGGATGACGAAGACGGCGGCAGCATCGCCCAAAACGTAGGCTTTATCTGCCTGGCCGTCCTCAAGAGTGAAATTAGGCAGGTAACCGGCAAAGAGCCGGACTTGGTCAATAGGCAATAAACCAACCGCGCGGCACGGTTTGCCGCATTTAAACCACTTTAAAACGGAGTTAAAACCATGAAAAAAAGCGAATTGATTAGCGTACTGGCCAAACACGCCGACGTCGGCAAAACCGAAGCCGAGCGCGTGCTGGCCGCGCTGGAGCAGGCGGTGAAGGTCGAATTGCTCGAAGGCGGCGAAGTTACCCTGCCGGGCATCGGCACACTGGCCACGGCGGAACGCGCCGCGCGGCAGGGGCGCAATCCGAAAACGGGCGAGACGATTGCCATCCCCGCCACCCGCGCGCCGAAGTTCAAACCGGCCAAAGGGCTGAAGGATTTGCTCAAGGGTTGATGGCTGATGATAACGGGCGGCAGGGTATGCCGCCCGTCTGAAACCCCAAATCCAAGCGGATTTTTGAACAGTCCGCTTCAGTTTGAAGTTTTAGCGACGAGGAAAACCATGAGCACAGACGAACAATACAAACGCAAGGGGCTGATTGCGAAAATCAAAATCGCGCAAAGCCAGCTTGGGATGGAAGACGATGTTTACCGTGCGATGCTGGCGCGTGTGTGCGGCAAAACATCCTGTACGAAGATGAATCTGGCCGAATTGCAGGCGGTGGCGGCGGAAATGAAGCGGATGGGCTTTAAGCAGACCGCACCGAAGGGCAAAGGTATCCGCCCTCATTTGACGCCCGACCGCGAAGCCCTGCTGAATAAGCTGGAGGCGCTGTTGACGGTGGGCGATAAAAGCTGGCAGTACGCCGACGGGATGGCCAAAAGGATGTTCGGCAAGGATTTGGTACGATTTTTGACACCCGAGCAGCTCTACAAGTTGGTGCAGGCACTGCAAATCCATACCAATAAGGAACAGGCAAAAAAGGCGGCAGAGCAATGATGACGGTGGATAAAGAAGATTTTGAGGCGGTGCGCCACCTGCTGCCCGAAAGTGTGCTGGCACTGATTACGATCATCGGGCTGACAGAAACGGTGGAGCTGGTGAAAAACTTGGGCGGCACGACCTACCCGCTGCGGCAGGGACGTACCAAAGGCAGCGAATCGCGGCTGGCTTATTTGGAGGAAATCGTTGGCGGTGCGGCGATGGAAAAAATGGTGGAAGCACTGGCTCCCTGCGATTTGTTTGTTCCGAAATGCGAGCAGGCTTTGTTGGAATTGCGCGACCGCCATATCCGCCGCCGCTTCGACGCGCAGACGGGTAAAGGCGTACCGGCTTATGAGGCGGTGAACGATTTGGCTTTGGCGCACGGGCTGACCGACCGCCATATCTGGCGGATTCTGAAGAAGCCGGATAATGAGGGGGTACAGGAAGGGTTGTTTTAAATTATAATGCCGTGGGACAACACGGCATTTTTTATTTTATGAGAACATTTTATATTCTGGTGTTGCCTATGGTGCTTGCGGCTTGCGGCGGACAGGAAATTAAGCCTGCCGCTGTGGAACGTCAAGCCGATAACCGGGCGCAGCAATATCAGAATCGGCAAAAGCAGATTGCCGAACGTTTGGCCGATGAAGAATATTTCATCGGTGAAAACAATTTGGAAAAAATCCGACAGCACGCCAATTTGAAAGAACACGCTCAAAAGCTGCTGTCTTTATTGGCGCAGGCCGACAAGGAAAGCCGTGTGTGGGTTTTGCCCGGCGATGCAGCCAAAATCAAAGAATTCAATACGGCTTTTGCCGCAGTGGCAAAATCTGCCGAGGAATCTTTCGGCGGCCCTTTTCTTGCGGATAAGGCGGGGCTTTATCAATGTACCGCTGCGGCCAATGCGGCTTACGATTATTTTTTCGCCCGGCAGAGGAAGGACGCGCTAACTGAAAATTACCGCAAACAATACACGGACAATATAGCTGCCTGCCAAGAGCAAATCCGTACGCCGCCAGCCGCTCAAGCGACGGTGTATGCGCGTAAAGGTATCAGGCTGCCGTTGAATAATTGTTTGCCGGTATTGGCCGGAGATGAAGAATTTGATACTTACACTTGCCCGATGGACGTAAAATAGGCCGTCTGAAGACCAGCCCGAGAGCGAAAGCCCTCGGGCTTTTTGTTGTCTGTCTGACATGGGGCAGGCGCGGTGTGGTATAGGCGGACGGGATAATCAAGGCTCGATAACAGACTAAGCAGGACGACTTTATGAGCAAGATTATTGTGCTGACCGCAGGCCACAGCAACACCGACCCGGGCGCGGTCAACGGCTCCGACCGTGAGGCGGACTTGGCGCAGGATATGCGCAACATCGTGACCTCTATTCTGCGCACCGATTACGGCTTAGAGGTTAAAACCGACGGTGAGGGCAAAGGCAACATGCCGTTGCGTGAGGCCGTCAAACTGATTCGCGGCTCGGATGTGGCAATTGAGTTTCATACCAATGCTTCGGCAAACAAGTCGGCGACGGGCATCGAGGCCTTGAGTACCATCAAAAACAAGCGTTGGTGTCAGGTATTGAGCCGCGCCGTGGCCGATGCGACCGGATGGAAACTGCGCGGCGAAGGCGGGTTTAAGCCGGACAACGCGGGGCAGCATTCCCGCCTTGCTTATGCGCAAGCGGGCGGCATTGTGTTTGAGCCGTTTTTTATCAGCAATGATAACGAACTCAAGCTCTTTAAGGAACGCAAGTGGGCTATTTGCCGCGCGATTGCGACGGCCATTGCGATGGAAGTGGGAGCGGCACGGGTATGAAAAAAGGTTTGATTGCGTTGGCGATTGCTGCGGTATCCGGTATGCGTCGTCCTGCAATATCAGAATTTCAGATTACGCCTATCCCTGCGTATCAAGTGCGCCAACATTCGAGTGTGCGCACAGGTAAGTCAGGCGTGGCTGCAGCCAAACGGGCGGCGCGTAAACGCAAGGCGAAAAAATGCTGAAAGCGCGTCTGATTTGTTGGATTCTGAATTTGCTATCGAATGATTGGGAAGTCCGGATTGAAACACGCTGTATCGGCAATGGTTATTACGACCGCCCAATCATTGTGAAAAAAAGCACTGATATTTGTCGGGCATAAATGCCCGACCTACGGGATAAATAATGCGTATTTTTGATATTTTTAAAAACCCCGCGACAGGCGGGATTTCTCACTCAAAACTGTGGGCAAACGTCGCCTGCGCGGCTGGGACGGTTAAATTTGTGATGTTGCCCGATCCGTCGGCGGAGATTTGGGCGGTGTATTTGGGCATCGTCGGCGGCTATGCCGTGGCGCGCTCGTTTGTCAGCGTGAAGCGGCAGGAATTGGAGAACGACCATGCCCGTGAAACTGATTAAATACCTGCCCCATTTGGTCGCGGCGTTGCTGCTGGCGGCGGCGTTGGGGTTGGCCTACCGTGCGGGCTTTCAGACGGCCTATCACAAACAGCAGGTCATTATCGAACAGGCGGAAAAAGATAAGTCCGCCGCGCTCTTGGCATCCAGTCGGGCATTTGCCGCGGAATTGGAACGGGCCAATGCCCGGCAGCAGGAGCAGGCGGAAAAAACGCAACAGACGGGCATTAAGCTGGCGGCGGCCAATGCTGAAATAGGCCGTCTGAAACAGCAATACAGGAAAGGGATTCACCATGCAATCGAACAGGATAAAAGCATTGCCGGCAATGCTTGTATTGACGGTTTGGGCACTCACGGGCTGCGCCAATACCGCCAAGCCCTCGGATACGGTGCCGATTAAAATGGTCGAGGTGCCGGTTATGCCCGCGCCGCCTGCCGCCCTGATGGTGCCGCCGGCACGCCCCGCGCCGCCGGAAAGCGGCAGTGCCGATGCGCTGCTGGAGCATGCGGTGGAGTTTGGCGGCTATGTTGCGGAATTGGAAAATCAAAACGCGGCATGGCGGGAGTGGGTGAAAGGTGTCAAAGAATGACCGTGTATCGTGAATTGATAGAACGCCAGCTGGCGGTACGCCAAGCGGGTTTGCAAATCGGGCTGCAAAAGGCCAACGAGCAGGAGCCGTTCATCGCGGCGGTGGCCGAAACTTTGAGCCGCACGATGTGGGGCTATGCGATGCGGATGGATGCGCGGTTTGAGGTAACGTTTGTCGTTAATTTGGGCTATGTGGCCTTCGAGCATCAATTCGCGGCAGTCAAACAGGCGCTGGCGGAAAAGTTTGAAGTGGAAGCCGACGGGGATGCGCTGACTGTCGAATCCGACCGCATACCTTATGGTATGGCGGCCTGCCGGGTGGTGTTTGGAGAAGTGTGATGAGCGGAGATACGCCGATTACGGTGGAATATGTGTTCGGCACGTTGGTGTCGTTTCTGATTGCTTTGTTGTGGTATTGGGTGAAAGGGATTTCGGACGGCCTGAAAGAAGCCCGCAAAGATCGTGATGAACTGCTCGGCAGGTTGCACAGCGTAGAAACATCTTATCAGACGAAAGCGGAAGCAAAAGACAACAGGAACGAAATCTTAAACCTGTTGCGTGAAATCAAGGCTGATTTGAAAGAGGTCGGTCAGAAAATCGAACGGAAGGCAGACAAATAATGCAAAACCAAGACCCTATTTTAAGAGCGTTGGCCGAAATCAACGGTAAGCAGGACAAATTGTTACAAAATCAGGAACGCATGGATGCGGAAATCAAGAAAATCCATGCCGACTGCCGCCGCACGTCGGTAACCACCGGCGCGGCCGCGGGCGCGATTTCGGGCGGTATTGTGGCTACGGGCATCGCATTTGCCCGCGCCAAGTTGGGGCTGTAACGATGGCGCATCCGAAGGCGACACGCGACAAACTGCGGGCACTCTACTGTAACGGCGAGCAGAGCCTTGAGACGGCGGCGGCTTTATGCGGCGTATCGCTCGGCACCGCCCGCCGCTGGCGCGATGAGGCCAAGGCGCAGGGAGACGACTGGAACAAGCTGCGTGCGGCCCATACGCTGGCCGGCGGCAGCATAGACGAAATCGCGCGGGCGATGATGACGTCGTTTCTGGTGCAGTATCAGGCGACGATGACGATGTTGCAGGATGCGGAAGTGGAAGATTTGCCGCCGAGCAAACGGGTGCAGCTGCTGGCGAGTTTGGCCGATGCGTTTACCAAAACGGTGGCGGCGAACAAGCGGGTGTTGCCGGAAACCTCGCAACTGGCGACGGCTTTGGAGTTGTTGCAGTTTCTGATGGTATTCGTGCAAGAAAAACACCCCAAACATTTGGCTGCCTTTGTGGAAGTGCTGGAGCCGTTCGGGGCGGAGGTGGAGAGGAAGTTTGGTTAGTTTAATCGTGAAGTAAACGTATCATCAGGATGTTTACAGGTAACATCAATTGCAACCAATAGATTTAGATGATCGGCTAATTTTTTCAGTGAGATTTTAAAGCCTTGCTCCTCCAATAAATCTTGTATTTCAGACGGCGTGTATTTGCCTGCATCTAACAGTTTGGATATTTCTAAATCAATCGATTTCATTTTTTGCCCTTATGAAAAATAAAGATTTCCTCAAATCCCTGTCCGCCCTCGCTGCCAATCTGCGCCAAGTCATCGAGGCCGAAGTAGACGGTTTCGACGCTTCTCCGACGGCGGTGGCGGAACGGCGGGAGAAGGTATTTGACCCGGTAGGCGGTTACGAGTATTTCGTCAATACCTACTTCCCGCATTATATCCGTTCGCCTGAAAAATCCGACCTGCACCGCTTCTTATTCAGGCGTTTACCGGAAATCGTCGAATCCCCGGAAGGCGAAAACGAAGCGGTTGGCGCGCCGCGCGGCGAGGGTAAATCGACGCAGGTTACGCAGTTGTTTACTTTGTGGTGCATTGTAACGGGGCGCAAGCATTACTGCGTGATTGTGATGGACAGCATAGACCAGGCATATCCGATGCTTGAAGCCATTAAAGCGGAATTGGAGTTTAACCCGCGCCTGAAAACCGATTTTGCGGATGTCTGCGGCCAAGGCCGCGTGTGGCAGGCAGGTACCATCGTAACGGCCAACGACATCAAGGTGCAGGTAGCGGGCAGCGGCAAAAAGCTGCGCGGATTGCGCCACGGCCCTTACCGCCCCGACCTGACGATTTTGGACGATATTGAAAACGACGAACAAGTCCGAAATCCCGAACAGCGCGACAAGCTCAATGCGTGGCTGACGAAAACCGTGCTGCCGCTCGGCGGCGTGGGGCAAAAATACGATGTGATTTATATCGGCACGATTTTGCATTACGACAGTGTGTTGAACCGAACGCTCAATAATCCGTTTTGGAAAGGCATCAAGTTTAAAGCCATGTTGAAATGGCCCGACCGCATGGATTTGTGGGACAGATGGGAAGAGTTGTACCGCAATGAAGGCGAGTTGGTGGCCGATGCGTTCTATCAAACGAATAAAGCGGAAATGGAACGCGGGGCGGAAACCTCTTGGGCGGCGCGCGGCGTGCTGGCATTGATGAAAATCCGCGCCCGCGACGGACACGCGGCTTTCGATTCGGAATATCAGAATGATCCGGTGAGCGGTGAAGATGCGCCGTTTGCCCAATCTATGCAGTTTTGGGCGGAGCTGCCCGCCGATTTGGTGTATTTTGGCGCGCTCGACCCTTCGCTCGGCAAAGCGGGGGCCAGCCGCGACCCGAGTGCGATTATCGTGGGCGGGTATCAAAGAAGCAGCGGCAAGCTGTTTATCGTGGAGGCGCAGATTAAGAAGCGTTTGCCCGATTTGATTATTGAAGACGTTATCCGCTTGCATGCGCAATATAAGTGCAAGCTGTGGTTTGTGGAAACGGTGCAGTTTCAGGAATTCCTGAAGGACGAGCTGGTCAAACGAAGTGCGGCAAAAGGCATTCCCGTACCGGCGCGGGCGGTCAAACCGATTGCCGACAAGCTGCTGCGGATTGAGACTTTGCAGCCGCACATGGCCAACGGGTTGATTTTGCTTCATGCCAATCAGCAAACCTTAATCCAACAGTTTCGCCATTTTCCCAAGGCAGACCATGACGACGGCCCCGACGCGGTGCATATGTTGTGGTCTGGGGCAACGGCCAACAGTGCGCCGGTGGAATATATGGCGGTGCCGAAACATGGGTCGGACGGCGGCTTCGGCGGCGGCGCATGGTAAAACTGACACCGGGCAGGGCTTATGATTGGCGCAGGCAGTAGAAACTTGGGGCAAGTTTAACTTGCCCTTTTTTTATTGATGAAAAATATTTTCAGTGCATTGAGCAAAATCCTGCCGGGCGGCCGTATGCCGAAATCCACCCCGCAAACGGCGGAACTCGCCCAGAATACCCAGACTCACGAACACCCGAGCAAAGGTTTGACGCCGCAGAAGCTGCACGGCATTTTGGAAGCGGCCGAGCGCGGCGATATGAAGGCGCAGTCGGAACTGTTTGCCGACATCGAGGAGAAAGACGGCCATATCTTTTCCGAGATGAGCAAGCGCAAGCGGGCGGTCATCGGGCTGGATTGGCGCGTGATGCCGCCGCCGGACAGCACCGACGCCGAACGGCGGCTGGCCGAAGAAGTCAGGGGATGGCTTGAGCGTCTGACCGATTTCGAAGACATGATGTTCGACCTTTTGGATGCGGTCGGACACGGCTTTGCCTGTGTGGAAATCGAATGGCAGCAAATGGGCGGCCTGTGGCTGCCGAAAAACTTTATCCACCGTCCGCAAGGCTGGTTTAAGGTGGACGGTGCCGATAATGTGCGGCTGGCCAAACAGGATAATCCGGACGGAGAAGAGCTGTGGGCGTTCGGCTGGCTGGTACACAAACACCGCAGCCGTTCGGGTTTGCTGGTACGCGGCGGGCTGATGCGCACGCTGGTTTGGCCGTATCTGTTTAAAAATTATTCGGTGCGCGATTTAGCCGAGTTTCTGGAAATCTACGGCCTGCCGACGCGCTTGGGCAAATATGCGGTGGGGGCGGACGAAACCGATAAAACCACGCTGCTGCGGGCGGTAAAAGAAATCGGACACAACGCCGCGGGCATTATCCCCGAAACCATGAATATCGAATTGCTTAATGCCGCCAACGGCAGCAGCGAGCCGTTTATGGCGATGATCGACTGGGCGGATAAAACATCGTCGAAAGCGATTCTGGGCGGTACGCTCACCAGTATGGCCGATGGTAAAACCAGTACCAACGCGCTGGGTCAGGTGCATAACGAGGTGCGCCATGATTTGCTGGTGTCGGATGCCAAGCAGCTTGCCGGTACGATAACGCAGCAACTGATTCTGCCCCTGCTGCGGCTGAATAAAGGAAACGTGGATGAAACCCGCCTGCCGCGTTTCCAGTTTGATACGCAGCTGCCCGAAGATATGGCGGTTTACG